ACCATCACCCTAGAAGGCTTCATCGCCACCCCACCCGAAACCCGCTACACCCCAAACGGAACCCCCACCCTCAACATCACCGTCCCCGAAACACCCCAAAAATACAACCAACAAACCCAAAAATGGGAAGACAACGGCCCAACCACCTGGTGGAAAATCACCCTCTGGGGAACCGCCGCCGACAACACCGCCCCCCACCTGACCAAAGGCACCCGCGTACTCATCACCGGGCACCCACAACTAGAAACCCGCGAACACAACGGCAAAACCTACACCAACCCCACCATCACAGGCGCAAAAATCGCCATCATACCCACCAACGGACAAACCAACACCACCACCCCACCCGCCCACAACGCCTACGCAGGCGGCTTCGGGACACCCCAAGGGAACACACAACCCCAAGGACAAGCCCCCCAGGGTGGCGCACCCCAAGCCGACCCATGGGCACAACCAGCCCAGGGCAACCAAGGCTGGGGACAGGGCACAGGCGATGAAAACCCACCCTTTTAGGAAGGTGAACCCTCATGTATCTGTGGCTTATCATCGCGTACTTCGCGGTAGCACTCGTATGGTTCATCGCGTTTGCCCTTGCTTATGAGGCGCTGAGAAAGAAAGGGGCGGCCCGGGACGCGAAGTTAGCCAACTCGTTTGGCTGCGCTTGTCTGGTGTGGCCGGTGGTGATTGTGTACGTCACGCTGGTTTCGCTGGTGAAGATTTTTGCCGCCCCGTTTACGAAGAATCGCAAGATATAGCGCTGCTCTAACCCACCATTCCCCAGGCCCCGGCGCACACCACGCCGGGGCCTCATTACACCCAAGTGAAAGAAGAAACCCCGATGACCCGCAATTCCTACCCCGAAGAAATCTACACAACCGAAACCGGCGCAACCATCACCTCACCCAAAAAACGCCGCATGGTCGAAAAAGCCTACACCCTTGGCACACTCCGCTCCGGTACCACTTGCCAAGACCTCGACAAAGCCTACGACGCAGGCTTTGAGCGCGGAAAACACCACAAAGACAACCTCACCGGCTTCTCTAACCTCACCGAGGCTATCAAGGCAGGGGAGCGTATCGACTGGGACGCCCTCGACGGCGTAGAAGCCAAGTGCTTCCACCCCGAGATCGGCACCCTCACCTACACGATGAAGCGTGACCAGCCGGAACCTGCCAATACGCTCCACGGCTGGAACACCCGAGAATCTATCGTCTGGGAATGGGCCTTTGAACTGGCCTGGCAGAACACCGCTGGCTGGGCCCTCTGGGTCAAGGGTGACCTGCCCCTACGCAAGCAAACAGCCGACCAGCTAGAACCCGGAACCTGCTTCAAGGGTATGTACGCGTCAAGAATCGCCACTTACTTTGTATTCATTGACCACGAGGGCGAGAAAAACGCTTATCACATGACATGGGGCGAGTCATGCGACCCTACCGAGATTGAAGTGGTCGAGGTCTACGGCACCGGCACCTTCCAGACCCCCAAGGAGGACGCATGAGCAGGTCTTGGTTCACATGCGCCCAGTGCGGTATCGAATGCGACAACAGCGTAGTGGCTCCCGGCTATGAGGGCTCGGCGCTGAAAATCTGCCAAATCTGCGATAAGTCGTACTGCGATGTCTGTGACTCGCTTTACGCCCAGCCCACACCCACCACCAGGCAGGGCTGGACGGCCTGCTGCCCTGAGTGCGGGCACCGTGATTTCTTCACCCCCGATGTAGCCCGCAACATCATCGAGCTCAACCACCGCCTACGAAAGGAAACCCACCCATGACCCGACGCCCTGCTGCCGGGTGGGTGCTCCTACCCGCCCTGCTCCTACTGGGTGGGTGTGCGGGTACTGCCCCGGCGTCCGCACCCGACGCCACCGAGCCCGCCCCTGCCCCTGTGGTGGGGGCAACCCCCAAACCAAAACCCGCCCCGAAGTTCCACTACACCTCCCGCGAACCGGTCATTGGTGCCTACATCACCACGAATGGCACACCCCGGGCAGAGAGGGCCGGGTGGTCAACCGGCCCCACCAGCACCGAGGGCACCTGGTACGCACACGGAACCGCCACAGACGCCCTGCTGATTAGCTCAACCGCCACCGTCACCAGAATCGTCTGGGTACTCCCAGACGGCTCCCAACGCGTCCAGCAAGGCGACCTCACCTACTACAACCCAGAAACAGGAATTTACGAATGAAAGAGCTAGTCCTCGCAATCCTCGCCGGTATCTGCGTCTACGCCACCCTCCTCGCCTGTGCCATCGCCCTCGAAGCCCTCGGGGTCTGGCTCTACGGCTGGGGCAACGTCGGCGCCCTCTACATGCTCATGCTCCCTGTAGGGCTCGTCCCTGCCGGTCTCACCGTCTGGTACGTCTATGAGGACGTCCTATCGTGACCCTCGCCGTGCTCGTCTGGGCAACCCTCACCGCCGCCGCCCTTGCCATCACCTGCCTGATGGCCGGGGCGGCGTTTCTGCCCCTCCACGCCACCGTCGCCTACAAGGCCACCTGTATCCACCTATCCCGCCGAGCCAAGGCACTAGCCGCCTGGCTCGGCTACTTCGAGAGGAAACCATGACTGGCCCACTGAACATCGAAGTCCTCGGTGAGCCCATACCCCAAGGCTCCATGAAAGCCTTCGTCAGGGGCAAGCGTGCACACCTGACCAGTGACAACCCCCGGCTAAAAGCCTGGCGGCAAGCCGTCACCCTACGCGCCCGCAAACATGCCGGGGCATACACAGGGGAGCGCCCTCTGCATGTCACCTACCGATTCCACCTCACCAAACCAAAGAGCGTGCGCCGGTGGCTCCCCTGGGTGAAGCCTGACTTGGACAAGCTCATTCGCGCCGTCAACGACGGAATAGGTGACGCGAAAGTGTGGGACGACGACTCCCGCGTAACCACCATCACCGCCTGGAAAGTATATGAAGCCCCCGGATATAGGCCGGGGGTTTTCATCACCATACGAGAGGAAACCCAATGAAGCTAACCCTGAACAACGGGCAAGAAATCGAGCTGGATGACATCGACCTTAAAGAAGGCGAACTTGTATCAAGTGTCGTGCTCTGCTTCGAAACGGTGAGCATGAAAGACAGCGACGAAGAGCAGGTCGGGTATACGACCACGAAGGGGCTATCAGCAACCTCCATTATCGGCATGCTTACTATCGCCAGGATGCTTATAGGCGAGAAGGTGAAAGGCGAAGAATGATCCACCAAACCACCATCACCCGACACTGGGACGACAGAAACCACCCATTCTGGTGGGCGCGCTGCACCTGCGCCCGCTGGGAAATTGCAGCCCCTAGCCGTGAGAAAGCACAAAAGAAAGCGCAGGCACATGAGCAAGCAGCCCGATAATGAGCAGAACCTAAAATCACGCGTTGAACCCAGCAAAGGTGACCAGCTGTTCGCCGCGCTACTAGCAGAAAACCCGTTGCTAGAGAAAGCAGAAGGCGCAGTCTGGGACTCTAAAGGATTTATCTCAAACACCACCCCTGGCAACACTGAGGGGAAAACCGTTGTCACGATCACCGCGAAGTTCCGCAACGGTGAGCAGCGGTGGGTAAAGACGTACCGCGCTGATGAAGCTAGCGAGATGCTGCCTGTGCTTAAGGACTGGTTTGATGTCAGGTTCCCTGACGGGCTAGGCGAAGAATAGGAAAGAAGACGCTATGACATATTGCCGTATTTGTGGTGAGAGCACGAGCGTGTATGTGTGCGGGCGATGCGTTGAGGCATGGCGTGACCTCATCACCATTGCCGCAGGGGTGAACCCGCTCATTATGGACGAAGTGGCCCGCTTATCAGTCAAAGCTAAGCCAGGAGGCGGGGGCGGAGAGAAGACCGAAGCGGTTGCTTTAGGTGCACTGATGGCCCGCATGGCCTTACACGAATCCATGTACGCACTGTATCGGCAAATAGGTGCCGATAGCCCGGCGGAAGCTGTCCGGTTGCTTCACCAGGTGCAAGAGCGCCCACGTGATGTTGAACGGCTGTGGGAAGATTTCACCAGCCTAGAAGAAGCGGTGAAGAAGTGCTATAGCTTCGTGGACGCCAAAGAAGAAGTTATCTCGCTGGGCCTGTGCGCGTGTGGGTGCAGTGTACGCGGGCGCGTGTCTGCACAGAGCGCTCGATGCGCCCAGTGCGGGGTGAGAACTCCGGTGCCGGTGTTGGTTGAGAATAGGCGCAACAATGCCCTTGCGCAGGCGCGCAGACGGCCCCTGAAAGATGCACAGATGGTCGCTGCACTGGCTGTCTGTGGTTACGAGGTTGCGGATAGGACCATTCAATCATGGGTGCGGCGCGGCAAGCTAAAACGCGATAGCGACGGTTGTACCATGCTCGATGAAGTGTTGGCGTTGTGCAAAGATAACCCTCGTATTAAAACCTTGACATAAAACCGTTTGCATGCAATGATTGTGATATAGCTGTTACCCGTGGGTGAATAGCTAAGCCTAAACCGGTCTGGTTTGGGCTTTTCTTGTTTAACCCTGCGTAGGCTCTCACTTTCTCTTGCCGACGGGGCGGGGCTGGGTAAAACTCCACCGGCCCCGCCTTACTTGCACAGAAAGAACAAAATGCTCCCAAAGCAATTTATGACACCAGAAGTCGCTGAGCGTCGCCATGCGCTAGCAACGTACACTGACCATACCGCAAGCACAGCTGTGCGACGCGCAGACAAGGAAAGACGCCCTAAAGCGTCAATCAACTGGGACGCACTCAGTACCCCCTTAGAATCTTCCTTCACTGCCGAAACCGGGAAGTAAAATCAAAGGTTGCGGCTCTTCGGCTATGCCGGATTGCTCGAACGCACGGTACACCCCACCCCTTGCGCCTGCGGGTGCGAGGGGTGGGGCTACTGTGAAACCTCAAAGGGAGGGTATCTACCATGGTAGAGATAACCGAGGACGGTTACATTATCGAAGATGACGGGTTCTACACTGCCTACCCGCCCGTGCAGGTTCCCCATGGGTAGGCTACTGTGCGCCCTGGGCTTTCACCGCTGGGGTGCGACGCCGTACCCGCTGGCACGTCAATGCGTGACGTGCGGCAGAATCACCGGCGCTTTTTAGACTTCCCCCCTGACCGGGGGTACTTTGACCGCATTCCCGGCACCGGGCTTACCTCTGGTGCTTAGGCTGCACGCATTTGTTGTAGGGTGCAGCGTTTCATTGGTGGCCCCTCTTCTAGGTGTGTGAGGGGCCTATTGTTGACCCGCCACCAAGTGGTGGGTTGCGCCCACTGCGCGCGGAGGTGGGCGCCCTTGCCGGTGTAGCTCAAATGGTAGAGCAACGCTCTTGTAAAGCGTTGGTTGCGGGTTCGACTCCCGCCACCGGCTCAAAAGTTGGTTTGCTCCGTGGCCTGTTTTTTACTGCCCCCTTGCTTCAGCAGGCTGGGGGTGGGTTTGGTTCCAGGCTACGGGCAACAAAAATACCCCCACACCTCAATAAGAGATGTGGGGGTATTCCTAGTTACTTGCCAGTAGGCTACGTTCCAGCCTGTACGCTTCACGCGCTACCTGCTCAACAAGCTGGGATAGCACCGCCTGTGCATCAAACTCGGCGGGTAGCTCGCGGGAAACGGAACGGTCTTTCATCAGCCCCTCATAGGGTGTCGCTGTTTTTCCTGCGACAACCACCTCAAACCGGGGTTCGCCGTCCTGCTCCCATGCGTCAAAGCTGATGCGTACCCGCCGCCCGTCAAACTGGGTGCTCTCACAAGCGGGGTAAACCTCAATGGCTTGTGCGGCACGGCTGATGACGTCCTGCTCGTACATCGCCCATCTTCTGCCCTCGTGGATGGGGAAGAACCTTTGCCCGTACACCCACAGGCTACGGCTGATGCTGGGGGTGTTGTTACGACCGGGTATTTGCGGCGCGGGGTAGTCCTCGCAGAACACATCTGGGATAGCGCCCGCCACATGCTTACCCCGGTGCTCTTTACTGTAGTCTTGACGCTCAACGTGCTGCTTCATCTCTGTGAGAATGTAGTGCTTGAACAGGGTATCTTGGGCGTCCTCGTAGTCCTGTGTTTCACCCTGGTAGAAGGACTCTTCTAGCCATTCCGCGCTGACTGGTTCACCAGTTTTATGGTGCCTGAGATGTGCCATGTCTAGTACATGTCCTTTCCTGCTCGTGCCTCAATGAGGTCAAGGTGTGGCTTCAACTGCTCTGCCCAATGGTAGGCGGTAGCGCCGGGGTATTCGTGAACCTCAATTGTTGAGGGTGACGGCTCTGGGCCGCGCCCAAAGTGCTGGGCCTCCCATTCTGTGATGCTCTGCCACGGGGTGCCGGTGCCGTCCATGTTGTCACGTTCCCATACGGCAGCCACCTTGTATGCGTCCTGTCCTTCAATCTTCGTGAAGTTCAGCCCGTAGCGGTCAGTCCTCAATGGTTCGGGGTGTTCGTCTCGTGTGGTGTGGACGGTGCGGGTGATGATGGTTAGGTCGTCCTGCCCGTTGATGTGCCGGGTGAACTCCTGGTACACCTGCGAGTGGGATAGCTTTCCCTGGTCTGATACGTCAATGGTGCGCATTTTTTACTCCTGACCTTCGATAACGATATTGCGGGGCGCGGCGTCTAGCACATACGCGGCGTATGCTCGCACTGCGTCAATGGTGGCGGGCTTCGGTTCGGTGTGTACCCATTCCGGGGACTCTCCATCTTCGGGGTCACCACCTACGTTTACGGCGTCCTCGCCGCCGTTATCGGTGAAACCTGTTTCCTGGTCGTCCCACCAGATGTACCCTTGCCCGGTCTGGTAAGAAAATTCCGGGGTGTGGGGGCCAGCGTATTCCTCAATGAGGGGCAGCAGGTCTTCTAGGGTGTCTGCTCTGAGGGTTGCGGGGTGCGCTGCGTGGTCTGCGGTGAGGGTATACATATCAGATTCTCCTATTCTGGGATGTAGGCTTTCAGGTTATTGGCTTCCAGGTCTTTCACTACCTGCTGGGGGTGCTCACTGGTGGCATGGTACAGGCGGGCGATAGTCATAATTCGGTCTGCCCCGGCTCTAACGTCAAACTCGTTGTCTTCGTTTAGTAGGTCGTCAGCTAGGTTGTGGGCTTCTGCTTCTACTGCTTCACGGGCGTATCTCACCCACCATTCATGATTTGGCTCTTCACCGTTGAAACGGGCCATATATTCAGCGGTGGCTATGGTGTTTTCGTTTTTCATTAGCGTTCTCCAAGTCTTGTCTTAGTGCCCATTCTAGGGCGGTGGCGTTCCCGCCTAGTGCGCTTATGAGCGTGTCGGTTCTTTCGTGCCCGCACGTTGCGGCGTGTACCTCAATCAGGTGACTCACAGCTACATCCCGATGACCTTTGAACCTACCGGTTCTAGTGCGTCAATGGTGAGCATGGTGGTTATCCTTTCGGGGTGATAATTTTTGCGGTGCCTGTTATCGCGTAGAACCTCAAAGTTGGTATGAACGCTTCGCCGGGGGTATCGAACAGGAGCCGGTCTAGGAACTTCGGGTACTGCTCTTCTAACGCGTCCGAGATGGCGTCTACCGCCTGATAGAACCGGGTGCTGTGCTCTGGCTTGCTTAGGGCTGGTAGATGCCGTTTCAGTGTGGCGGGCCCTTCTGCTGGTGCGTAGTAGGTGGTCATGCCTACCCTCCTTTTTCTTGATTCTTCCCGCGCCCTTGGTGCGGTAAGGGGCCTGTAGCCTTCCCCTTACCGCACGGGGTACGCGGGGCTAGTGTTAGGGGGCGAGGGGCCTTTGATTGAACTGTTTAGCCCCTCGCACCTCTTGCAAACATTTACTTAGGCAACAGCCAGGGCGGACACCTCAATCATGCCCACCGGCTCCAGCACCGCAACCTTGCGGTTAACCATCTTCTTAGCAGGGCGCATACGCTCCAGCGCATACCTAGCATCAATCGAGAGCTTGCCCGGGCGTAGCTTCACCGGCTCCACCCCCTTAATCTGGTACACGACCCCGGATCCATCAATCACTACCGGCACCAGCTCATTCACGCTCACCGAAAGGTAAACCTGATTGCTTGCGTCGTAGTGCGATAGGCGCAGGTAGGCGGGGAGGTCGCAGGCGTTGAGGGTTTCGATAATGGCCGGGGCCAGACGGGCGGCACGCTCCTTCATACTCAGGCCCTCGCCGGTGTCGACGGTGCGGATGACCGCCCCATCAGTAGGAACCTCAATAGCTTCATTCACAGGCTTACTTACATTCTTCACGGGCTTTACTTCTTCCTTGATAACAGTGGGAGTAGTGGTGGTGCGGGCAAATTTTGGGGTGCGCTTAGGTGCCTCAATGGTCGCCACTGGCTGGCCCTTCGTGATGCCCTGCCCCTTGGAGAGCTTGCGGGCAGTCTTTACGAGTGCTAAGGCGTGGGTTCCCAGCATGCCGGGGGCCGTGCTTGAACGCCCGGGGCTTTTCTCACTCACCCAGCTGATAAGCTCCCGGGTGGCATGCTTGTAGTAGTACAGTGCGTAATCGTAGCCGTTATAGGCGATAACGACGCCGGGGGCAATGGTTAGCGCGCCGGTAGCGTAATCATGTGAGGTGACAGCGGCGGCTAACTCGCCTGCGGTCATGGCGTTGTGGTCGGGGCGGATGATGTCTTTCACGGTGAACACGGTTTCTCCATAATCTGGGTGAGGCATAGGCATGCCGGGTGATTGCTTACCCCCGTGGGGGTGTGAGTGCCCGCCCCCGGTATCGAACCAGGGGACACCCCAAACGGTGCGGGCTACCCGCTAGACGCGGGCTAGAGAATATTCATTCTCGATAATGAAACCCAGGTGACGGGCCACATGGTCGAAGTCGTCACCCCGTGAGAGTATGCGGGGAGAAGTGGCGGGCTTGTAGTAGCGCTTGATACCGGTGATAAACCAGGAGCTCGCCCCGCGCTCCACGGTGATTACAGTGCCTTGGTTCGGGTGGCGCTTGCTACCGGCATCCCAGCCAGCGAGGTACGCCTTCACACCCTTGTGGTACTTCGCGGGGAGGGCTGAGAGCTTTTTATCTAAGGCGGCGATGCCTTCGGCTAGGCTTTCCGCATCGTAGGTGCGTGCCCGTGCACCTGCCTGCGCTTCATCTAGCGCGGCCTGTACTTTGGGGGTGTGGGTGATGCTGATACGCATTTGCTTTCTCTTTCTCTAGGGGGGGGTTGCTTTTGCCTGCCATGCGGCGGGGGCTTTTGGCTTTCGCCTTGCCGGTGATACCAGCTTACGCGCCGCGTAGGTATGGACGCAAGCCTTGACTTCGCATAAAACATCGAAAATGACTCGAACACTGCCGCAAAAATAGCAGATGACTAGGCAAAAGAAAAATCTAAAAAAATTCAAAAAAGTTTTCAGGACACGAAAAATGCCCCCAAAATCGAATGCATGTTCGACTCTGGGGGTGTAAAAAAGCCCCGCGCCTATATAAGGCGCAGGGCTATTTGGCAGGGGGTAGGGGGGCTAGCGGCTCTTAGCCCAGGCCTCAGCGCTGGCCGCGCTCCACAGGGGGAGGGTGCGGCTCCCATCGTCCATGAGGCTTTCAGGCTCCGGCAGCTTGCCCGCCGCCCTCAGCTGCCGGATATACGCGCTGCTTACACCGGCCAGCTTAGCCAGCCCGCCGGTGCTCACCCACTCAGCGCCACCTATGCGCTCTGCATAGATAGCCTTCCCTGCTCCCTGCTCCCTGCTGCTCTCGCTCACGCTTGCACTCACTCTCTCTTGCTTACTCCCACCGCCGCGCCGGCCAAAAGCCCTGCGCGGCCTTCTGGGCGCCTGGCACCGCCAGGGGTACAGGGACACCACCCCGACCCCGCTAAGGGGTGGGGGGTACCCCCACAGGCCGCATAAGGGCAATACCGCTTGTCATAGCAATCGACAAAATGTACGGTTCAGGGTTTACGAAACGGATAAAAATATGGCCTGGCACACATCTAATCGACGTGAACGGCTACCCAAAGACTGGGCAGCCAGACGGCTAGCCGTCATGGAACGCGACCAATGGAAATGCCAATGGCTCTATCCTAACGGCGGACGCTGCTCAGCACCAGCTAACCAGTGCGACCATATCGACCGCAAGGGCTCTGACTCCATCGATAACCTGCGGGCACTGTGCGAAAAACACCACTACCGCAAATCCGCACAAGAAGGCGCAGAAGCCAAAAAGCAGAATATTGCAAGAGCAAAAGCCATAGTTAGACGCGCAGAAGAAGACCCATCAAAACGAATTACCCCGGTAGCTCCGTCCAGGCGACGAGGCTACTGAACACCATGAGGAGGCGGCTAGATGCCAGCGCAACGCAAACGAGACTCCCAACGCACACGACGTAACAAAGAAGAAGTAGAAACTAAACGCGGCCAAGCCCTGGGCATCCAGGAATGGCCTGAACCGTCGGTCGGGTGGGTGCCTGCGGTAAAGCGCATGTATCGGTCTTTTGAGCAATCTGGTATTGCCGCGTTCTTTGAGCAGACTGACGTTGAGCTGGTCTGGATCGCGTGCGAAGGTTTGCAGGCATGGTACGACAAGGGATGCTCGAGTGCTAATCAATTCGAATTTGTGATGGGGCAATTGAAGTCCCTGGGCGGTTCTGAAGCTGAACGCCGTCGTATGCGTATTGAACTTGAAAACCTCTCCGGCGCCCAGACACAAGAAGAAACGGAACTGGCCTACATCGATAACTATAGGGCGCGTAAAACATCATAAAGGGGGAAACAGTGCTGTCATCTGATGATATCGCCCTACTAGAACCCTCACCTGAGAACCTCGAGACCTATTTTCCCGCGCAGATTATCGGCCCTACCTGGGATAAAGATGAAGACGGTGAATACGTTCTGCCTGAACGTACTCTCGGCTGGCATGTGCTGGGCTGGATTGCCGAGCACCTAACTAACTTTGAAGGCGATGGGCCGTTCACTCCTACCCCTGAGCAGGAGCGGTTCATTCTTTGGTTCTACGCCCTAGATTCCCAGAACCGCTTCGCATACCAGACCGCCGTGTTGCAGCGCTGTAAGGGCTGGGGCAAAGACCCGCTAGCTGCGGTGTTGTGCATCGTCGAGTTGGTGGGCCCTTGTACCTATTGGAAAGATGTTCGCGGTCATGTGCTGGGTAAGCCCAACCCGAACGCCTGGGTCGGGCTAGGGGCTACCTCGAAAGAGCAGACCGCTAATACCCGCGCCTTCTTCCAGTCTATTGTTCCCATGCGTACCCGTCAGAAGTACGGAATGGAAATCCAGAAAGAGAATATCTACGCCGGGCATGGGCAACGGCTGAGTACCTACGGCACATCACCTAAAAGCATGGAAGGTGTGCGTCTTACCTTTTTCATTGCTAACGAGACACACCACTGGGATAAATCGAATGATGGTATTGAGTTCTACAACACCATTACCGGCAACCTTGCTAAGGTGCCTTACCCGCGTCAGGGGCGCATGCTGTGTATTACTAACGCCTATGTCCCAGGGCACGGCTCACAGGCAGAACGTACCCGTGAAGCCGAGCAGAAGGTATGGGACGGGCTAGCCGAGCCCACTGGGATTCTCTACGATTCTTTGGAAGCTCACCCTAACGCGCCGATGAATGCTGCCTGGGCACCTTTGATTCTTGAGCAGGTGCGCGGGGACGCCACCTGGCTATCCTGGGAGAACAATAAAGCTGAGATTCTACGAGGAGACCTGCCTTTATCGCAGAAGCGGCGCATGTGGTACAACCAGGTCTGGACAGACGACGAAGCGCTTTTTGACGTGCGTGATATTGACCGGTGCACCAGAGAAGACACCGATGGGGCTATTAGCGATTTGGCCCCTGGAGACGAAATCACGTTGGGATTCGATGGCGGTTATTCGGATGACTCTACAGCGCTTGTTGCCTTTAGGATGCGCGATAGGCTGCTGGTGCCCATTGCGGTGTGGGAACGCCCCGATGGGGTGGAGCATTGGAAAGTGGATAATGACCGTGTTGATTCGGTTGTCCATTTTGCTATGGGCCGGTATGAGGTGCGGGCTTTCTACGCCGACGTGTATCCTATGACGTCCTATGTGAACGCCTGGTCTGAACAATACCGTAATACCCTGCGCATTCGGGCAACACCTGATTCTGCTGTTGGTTTTGATATGCGCGGTAATAGTGCTCGTATCGCTAAAAACAATGAGGCATTCATTTCTGATGTACGTGAGGGCAAGGTCTTTTTGAATGGCGACCCGTATCTGCGGGCGCACATGCTGAACGCTGAAGCGCGGTATGACCGGCACGGCGTGAAATTTGGTAAGCGTGGTGGCCGCGAATCTAAACACAAAATTGACGTCCTTATCGCCGGGACGTTGGCTTATATGGCCGCCCGAGATTTAGCAGAGCGTGGAGCTGAGAAACGACGCTACCACCGACGACTGATACAGGGGTAAGAAACGTATGGCTTTATCTGATGATGAAGTGCGCGAAGCACTACAAACAGCCTGGAGCAAAGCGCAAGACGACAAGCAGAAACTATCACGTTTGCGTGACTACCTGGGAGGGACTCAGCTAAAACCTAAAGTGCCCTTGAATGTAGACCCGCAGATGCACGATTTGGTGCGCCGCTCAACTACTAACCTGATGCGCCTGGCTGTTGATATTCCCGCTCGCATGGCTTTTGTGGAGGGTTTCTGGCAGGTCGACCCCGTTAACGGTGGGGTTGACCTGAACCCGCCAGAGTGGGGAATCTGGGCCCAGTCCGGGTTCCGTGCCCAGCAGGTCACCGTATTTAAGACCTCTCTCACCTATGGGCGGGCCTATGTGATGGTTGACCCCGTCGATGGGGTCTTGCGCCTGCTGACAACCATGGACACTGTAGCGTTCTTCCGCGACCCAGTAAATGACCGCGTCCCCATGTTTGCAGTCACTACACGCACTTACCCCACAGGCAAATGCGAACTAGTGTTCATGGACGATGAACGGATTATCACTGTCCCCACAGATAACACCATGGGTAACGTGTTCAGCCCAGAATGGTTAGACTCCCCAGATGTTCTAGTACAGGAACACCAGCTGGGGCAGTGCCCGGTCGTTTCCTTCCCCTGCCACCTGGACGACGAGGGGAACGCCATGGGCGTGGTGGAGCCTCTTATTCCCGCCCAGGATAGGGTGAATCAGTCAGCCTTCGACCTGTTGGTCACTCAAGGGTACGGGTCGTTTGCAGTACGGTGGGCCTCCGGTATGATCGGTGAGCCGGTCATCAATGAGAAGACTGGCGAGCCAATCAAGGACGCGAACGGGTTTATCATCTCTAAACCCATCGAATTATCTCAGGCTCGTATGCTGGTTACTGAGGCGCCAGATGCCAAGTTTGGCACCCTTGCTGGGACACCTGTTGATGGTTTCGTTACCGCCTTAGATAACGCTATCCGCACCTTCGCGGTGATGGCTAATATCCCGCCGCACTCCCTGCTGGGTTCAATGAATAACCTATCGGGTGAGACTATCGAAGCTGCTATGGGGCAGACCAAGCGCTTTACCCATATGCTCAAAGTATCATGGGGTGAATCGGTGACTCAGCTCATGGGCCTGGTGCGTCGCTGTTATGGGTTCCCAGAACCGCAGGATGCACAGTATCAGGTGCGGTGGGCCGATATGAACGACCAGTCTATGGCGCAGATTGTGGACGCGCTGGGTAAGGCTTCTGCTTCTTTGGGGGTTCCCGGGCGTGGCTTGTGGTCTCGTATTCCGGGGACTACAGATGCAGATATTATCAAGTGGGACAACATGGCCCAGGACGAGAAGCTGGCAGAGAATCTCGATGGCACAGGCACGGTGGTGTCTGCTGGTCGGGAACGTATCACCCTTGATTTGTTCGGGGGTGAGCATGAACCTGGAACAAGTGGAGCAGATTCACCGTAGCGCCCAAGCCCAGCTGGGGCTCATAGGCGGTGCTCTTGCCGCTTCCCAGTTTATGGGCGTTGATCCGGTGAGCGGGACCGGTGTTCAAGGATGGGCGCGGCTGGTGTCGGCGCAGGTTGCGGAGCTGAGGGAACTATCAGTGCACCTAGCTGTTTCTGCTTACCAGCTAGGGCGCGTCTTTCAGACTGGAAGTTCATGGGGGGAGCCTGTCGGTGGTGTGAGGACTGCCCGCCAGATGGGGGCAGAACTTGTGCGTTCTGTCGAAGCTGTTGCGGCCTTACCCCAGTCACATAGCGACTTGGGCGCTGATGTGCGTTCTGTTCTGATGCGCAACGAAGAGTCGGCATCTGGGCTCTCTTTAGAATCTCTGGCTGAGGCTGTTGGTAAGTTGTCGGTGCGCGATATGTCGGACGCCCCGGTTCGTGTTAATCCTTTTGACTGGCCCCGTCCCTCTCCTCAAGTGCCCGGGCAGGTGGCGGCCCTACTGACCAACGTTGTGAAGAATAAGCCCTCACCACAGGCACACGCGACGGGGCTTGCTGATAAGGCAGTCCTTGGGGGTGGGCGTGATGTTGGCATGTATGCCGCCTCATTTGACCCCAGTGTTCTGCTTTGGGCACGGGGCACCTCGGCAACCCCATGCGCCTTCTGTGCCATGCTGGCAGCTAACTCATTTCGGAAGCCTAACCAATACAGCAGGCAGTGGGTTGTTGAACATACTGACGCCCGCACCCTGCCGGGAGCCTTTGATGATGTGCTCACCTATATCAGGTCAGCACACCCGAATTGTAAGTGCTACCCCATCTTCCGCCACGTCGGCGGTGAAGAAGACTTACCTGAACGCAATGTCTTCTATCGGCAGATGTGGCACAAAGTAACCGACGGCATACAGGGTACTGACGCAGTCTCGGCATCCCGCGCGATGCGCCGTGCTTACAGACGGTGGATTACCACCCATAAAGAACGGAACGCTGGCGTCATCAACACGAATGACACCAGCGTCTACACCTTATAAGAATAACTATTACCCAGGAGGTAAACCCATGTCAGATAACCAGCAGGTAGAACCTACTGATAGCCAGGTCGAAGATACTAAGGCCGAAGGAAATATCGATGTGGAGAAGCTGAAAGAAGAACTTGCCCAGGCGCGCACTGATAATGAGCGCTACGTCAAGGAGATTAACCAGCTACGCAAAGAGAACGCAGGTCGCCGGGTAACCGCCAATGAGACGAAGGCGGAGAACAGCGAGCTGTTAGAGCGTCTAGCTGCTCTAGAGCAGAAAGAAACCGAGCGGCAGGTTCAGGCTAAGCGCGTAGAAGTTGCCGCGGAGTATCAGCTTCCTGCCTCTCTCATTGATTTCCTCGGAGACGACCTGGATTCTTTAGCTCAGCGAGCTAAGACACTGGCTTCCCACCTTGGGGGCGTTCAGGCGGCAGGCGGTAAGCCTAAGCCCCGCCCTGTCTCCGAAGCATACGGGGGCCTGGAGCCCCGCAAAAGCGCTGAATCATTTGACGCAGCCGAATTAGCGCGTCGTCTTGCCAAGAAGTAAGTCTCTTGCTTCTTGGCATTTTTATATCACCATTACATTTTTGAAAGGGTGTGTCGATGACTTACGACAACCAGATTATTGACAACCGCTCCCTAGCACTGGCACAGGCCGCAACCCACCAGGCGCTAGTAGTCTCAAATACATTCACCCGCATGGCCGATGATAAGTTCACCGGTCGACATGGAGACGTGGTCAACATGCGCGTACGCTCACCCCTGCACGTTCGAGAGTATGCCCTGTACAACGACCGTGCCCAGCCCATCAAGGCTGACCACGTGAGCGAAACCGTTGTACAGCTAAAGGTTGACACCAACCGCATGTACCAGGCCACCAGCTTGCGCCAGGAAGTCTTCGACTTCGACCTTGAAGGTTCTTGGGGTGAACTACTCGTCGACCAGGGCAAGGCCATGGCCGAAGCCTTCGAACTGCGCGCAGGCCAGCTCGTGCAGAACGCACCTTATGAGTACGTGAAGTACGTAGACATCACCCCCACCAAAATCAAAGAACAGATTGCTCTAGGCCGTGACTTGATTGCCAACGAGATTGTGGATGCTAAGAACGCCCTGGCGCGCATGGGCTCACCTCTGACCGGCACCTCCATCTATGCTGTTGCAGGCTCCAACTGGGCTACTGAACTGCGCAAGAACCAGAAGCTTGCCCTACACACTGGCACCGGTGATGAAGACGCCTTTAGCCAGATGACCATCGGCACCTACGCCGGTGTCACTATCGTCGAAGACTTGACCATCAACCCGGATGAACTTTACCTGTACACCAAGGACGCTTTCCTCCAGTGGTCTGCTGCCCCTGGCATCATGCCTGGTCTGGTCAACGCCTATCAGACGACTGTGGGCAACCTGGCGATGACTCATATCCTGGATTATGACCCTGGGTACCTCCAGGGCCGTTCTATTCTGAACTCTTACACCGCGTTCAACTACGCGCAGGACTTTGCCGGTGTACGTGATACCGAAAACCAGCTGCACATCTCCGAAGAAACCTACTTTATCCGCGGTGCCAAGCTTATTCTGGGCAAGGGTACCGATGTAACCCCCGGCTCTGGCACTGGTACTGGCAAGGGAGCTGAGGCTGACTCTTACCTCGCTAAGCTCTTCAAGAATGAGCGTATTGAGGCGACCTCTACCACTGTCTTCCTTGACCAGACTTACCAGAATGTTGCCACCGGCAAGGTTAAAGAAAACGCTGTCGCTGAGCTGGGTATCGAGGATGGTATCCGCAGTGTACCGGCGCGTGGCCGCAAGAAGGCAACGGACGATTCGGCTCCCCAGGGCGGCTAAGAGTACCGCACTGGTAAGAGAGCAAAGAAGGAGTAGATAGTAGTGGTTGATCCTAGCATTTTCCCTGAAACATATCTGCAACAGCTAGCTGCCCGCGCTGGTGAACCTATCGTAACTGACCAGGATGTAGCAGAAGCCCGGCAGGCCCTGGCTTCCGTCCTTGTTCTGGTGCAGTACCATGGCTCACCAATGTGGGGTATAGACAATATGCCCCCGGTTGCTCACCAGGTTCTCATTGAGGCATCCGCCCGCCTATACATGAACCTAGGCGGGTTCGTGTCAGAGCGCGCTGATGCCGCTTCGCTGGAGCGAGATAAAGCTTTTGCACAGGGCGCTTATTTGACCCCTGCTGAGATTGACCGACTGGAGGACGCCGCCGGCAAGAAGCTCATGCGCGGGGCGCTCCGCTCAGTTCCTATCTCAAACCCGGACATGCCTATCCCACGCTCTCGTGAAAGATTCTCCGGGGCATGGGGACAACACGATGGCTCTGTGCCTATTGGTTACCCTTATCCGATACCGTATGCCCCAGGTGATGAATACCGGGGCCTGGTTCCATATCAGGGGCGCGGGAAGTGACGGTGCCGGATGCCTAGAACAAAGCTATTAGACCGGGGAGAAGAAATCTGCGAGATTTACCCCGAGGTGCGAGTACGTAATCGTCAGGGTAGTTTCTCCTTACGCCCGGGCAAAACACCTGAGGTTATCCGAGTGACGGTCACGGAAGAGCGTATGGTCGCTAGCGACTTGATAGGACAGGTCTCTATTCACAACCTACGGCTCTCAACCCGGCATATGCGCGGTGGCGCGTACGCCCGGGTCGTTTTCCGCGGCGAAGAGTGGGATATTGTTACCCCGCCCCATCTTTCTACCGGAGGTTCACGTGCTATTCGCCACTGGGAGTTCAAAATCAGGTCACGCAACCGTCTAGGGGAGGAGCCCCAAGGTGGCTAAGTGGCTCGGATTTATTGATAACTCCGGTGCACCGCGCCCCCACTACGGGGCCGGATCAGTAGGAGATATTGTCTCGCACCTACCTGGTGTACGCGCGGCAGTACGCACTGAGGCGCAAAAGATTGGGACGATAGCCGACTTGCTCCTTGATACACGCCCACAGCAGAGGACAGGCACCTCGGACGTGTATGTCACTCAAGGTGAGCTAGACCAGTACGTCGTGCTTCAAGATAACACTCCTGGGGCTTCCCCCGAAGAACGTAAGGCCGCAGCGGCAGGTATCGAAATGCGGCACAGGGTTCTACATGATGCCCTAGCTCAACGATTTAGACGGTAGGAGGAGGCAATGGTCTATCACTATAAACGGGAACAACCCCCGGTGGTTGATCCTGAAGAGCTATACGATGATGACCTCATCCCTGACGCAACCTCAGCGCCGGTCCCTACCATCTACCCGGTGTTCGCTCCTGTGGAAGAGCTACTCATGGGTCTTCTTAAGCCGGCCTTTGAGCCGCAGGGCGTGAATGTTCATACCGAACACTACGAGGGCCTGGGGTTGCCGTTGATTATTGCTCGCTCCACTAGGGCCAACGCGACCAACGGTATTTATCCGGATGATAACAGGTTTATCCGTTCGGTTAAGGTTAGCGTCTCAGCTATCGCTATTGGTCTGGAGGCAGAGAAGCAGGCTGCGTATCTTATCGAAGCTGCCCAGCACGTCATCTTGGGGGCCTGGCAGGACCAGGTCGTTGTCCCTGGGTGCGGGCACATAGCGGGGGTGCGGGCCTTTGTTGATCCGGTGCGGGTCTCTGATTTTCAAACAGCAACCAACATTGTTCAGTACCCATCCCTACCTAAGGAAGCGGTGCGGTATGAACAGAATTTTTCATTACTGATACGGCCGGATAAGGATACGAAAAACCCGTATCTTATACCCGGCCCATAGTATAAAAGGAGCATTGATTCATGCTTGATAGCACTAAAGTCCGTAAAATTTCAACCGGCTATTTCTTCTGGGACGAAACTGGGACCAAAGAACTCCCTGCCACCGTCACCCGCAAGGCACTAGAAGACGCCGGGTTTGCCAACTTAGGCCACACCTCTCTTGAAGATATCATGGTCGGTAACACTGAAGGCGGTGAACGCTCCACCCTAGGTTCTCTCCAGGACAAGAACCTACGTGTTGATGTTGCCGCTAAGTCCTATTCCTATACCGTGAAGTTCCACCAGTGGGATGACGTTATCCTCAAGCTAGCTTTCGGTGGTAACGCCAAGGTCGAAGAAGGCAAGGTATTCATCCCCGAAACCTCCCACGTATCCCGTGGGTCTTGGGTGGCCGTGTTTGAGGACGGCAATGAGAAGCTGTTCTTCTACGCTAAGCGTTGCTCTGCTATTGGTGAGACTGCTCCCGGTATCACTAACACCACCTCCTTGACTGAACTGCCTGTGGTCTTTACCCCGCAGAAGCCAGAAGGTGAAGAGCACATTATGGTGGTCGGATCCTAACCAGGGGACACCGCATACATACATGATGGTGCCAGAGTGAAGCATTCCACTGTTTCGCTCTGGCACCAATCTATTTAACGAACAGCACGCAAGTACGAATGAGGAAGAGAAGCGTTTATGGCTCACCTGAATATTAATATCCTGCAAGAAGACCTCAATAAGACCTTTGGAAGCTGGTCTATCACCTGGGGCGACAGCGCCGACCCCAAAGAACTGAAGTTCAAGTATTGGTTACGGGCAGATAAGAAGACCCGCGCTGCTTATAGCGACCTTGCTCTCTTCCTCTCCCGCCTCTATTCCGGTCGTATTAGCGCCGAAGAAGAGAACCGTATCGCTGAGTCCACCCAAGATGTATACGACTATGTGAGTGAACGTATCGTTACGGTCATGCGTCAGTTGAGCGAGAGCACTAAAGACTTTGACGCTTTCCGCAAGAGCGTTGGCCTGGACTTCGCGCTGTGGCAGAAGGTTCTGAACACCTACCACGAGCACTATGACCTGTCCTCGGGGGAAGCTACGCCCTCGCAGAACTCTTAGAAGGGCGAGACGGTCACGCCTATGCAGACCTGCTGAGGGTCTACGGGTTTGACCTAACCGCTTGGTTGCGAGGGGATATACCGGCTACTCCCTCACACGTGCTGACCCTGCTTTCTGGCCTGCCTGAGGACTGCATGTTCATGGCGCACTGGCACGCAACCTTGAAGCAGGCCCAGGGTGCAGACGAGGTAGAAGATACCCGCACCGCTGATGAAAAAGAATTCGACGCTCTCGTTGATGACTCCTACCTGTGGGGGCATACCAACATGCTCCTGGCTCAGATAGCGAATGCGGTGAATCTAGGTACAGCCCTACGCGGGACAGTCTCGCAGGCACCAGCTGAGGACTACAAGCCTATCGGCCCCACCGCGATAACAGGGGCGCTGGAGCCTGAGAAGGAATCAAATACCTTTTCTTCGCTCTCTGACTTGAAGAGCTTCCTGATGGGAGCTTATACCTAAACATTTTCTACGTACTCCCTGGGAGGGGTGGGCCTATTGGCTAATCTGAATCTGGTCGGTGCTGTGGCGGTAAAGGTGCGCCCTGACGCTGACGGTTTCCGTTCCGAAACGCGCCGTAAAGTTATGCAAGAACTACGTGGTGTAGAGGGGCAGGTGCCTGTAACCCCTGAGGTTGCTCGGGGTTCACAGGGTAAGGTGCGCGCCCAGGTGCAGGGTATTGCTCGTTCTGCTGAGACCACTGTTGATATGCGGCTTCGTTTGAGCGATGCGCAGGTGCGCCGTGATTTGTCCCGGGTTGCGCGGGAGATTGACCGCTTCCAGAACACTGTAGTGAAGCTCGGGGCTGATACGGAGCAGGCAGACGCGGCCATTAACGCCCACCGCGACCGTGTGGACGAGCTGACTCGAAAGTACAACAATCTGGGGCGGGTAAAGCTCTCTGACCTGACCCGCGCCCAAAACGCTCTAGAGCGCTCCCAGAAGAGCCTGGCAGAACAGAGTCAGAAACTTCTAGAGGCTCAAGAGAAGCTGAGCGCCGCAACCGCTGCTTACTCAGAGAATAACTCAAAGAAAAACGAGCGAGCCCTTAAGCGGGCAACCGCCGCAGTGCAGGAACAGGCCAAAGCCGTTGAAGAACTGAAAGCTGCACACGAACAGCACCATGCCCAGGTGCGTAAAAGTGCTAGGGCTCAGGAAAATCTTCAACGGAACATGGGAGCCCTCGTTGAGCAGGAGCAACATTCTCTTGCTAGCGCTGAACGCGTCTATGCTCGTAAGACTAAGATTCTGGAAGAACAGTTCGAGCTTGCTCAGGCCATGCACACTATTAACGTGGGCAGCGCTGAGCAGGTGAGGGGCTTGCTGGTTTCTCAGCGTCGAGAGCAAGAATCTATCTCCCAGACCCTTGACCGTATTCTTCGGCAGGCCAAAGAGCTAGATAATGCGCAGTACGCTGGGTTGCGCCAGTGGGCGGCAGAAGATTTTGCACGGGATAAGGTAGCACGCCTGCGGGTGGAGGCTGATACGGCTCTAGCTGAATCACAGCTCATTGCCTTAGAGCGTACTCGTACGGTGCGTATCTTCGCCCGCCTTGACCACTCCCTCACCAGGGTCCAGTCCCTTCTACAGTCTGGTGGGGCCCTGGATAAGGATATTGACCATATCTCTAGCAAATACCGGGATATGTTTGTTCTTGGTGCCCGTTCTATGGGGGCACTCGGGTTCATAGGCCGATTTACTGATGCCATGAGTTTATCAGCCCAGAACATGGACAAGTTAGCTACTGGTAGTGGAAAGTTGCTGACCGTTCTGACCGCCGGTGTGGGAGCCCTTACCGCTGGTGCTGGTGGGCTGGCAGCTATGACCCGTGATGTGGTGGCTTTGGGTAAGGGTGTGCTGATTCTTCCGGCGGCCCTGGGGGCGGTGGGTACGGCTGCGGCTGTCTCTACCCGTGGTGTCAAGGAGTTTACCGGTGCCCTTACGGGGGACACTGAGGCTCTGCGTGAGATTAACGCTCTAGCAGCTGATACCGCGGAAGCCTTGGCGGAGATGTTCAAGGCCGCGGACCGCTCGGGTAAGCAACGGTTCTTCACTCAGGTGCAGGGTGAGCTGGCGCGTATGTCTGAGACCACAGCTCCTATCGCTGATTACTGGGAGGATGCCTATGAAGCGCAGGGCCGTTTTTTCTCTGGTGCTCTTGCTGGGCTGAACGCCTGGCATGACAGTGGGGATATGTCGCTCTCCTTGGAGAACGCCCGCCTGGGCCTTGAGAATGCTACCGGCGCAGCCCAGCCTTTCACCCAGTCCCTGCTTGATATTGCGGCAGTTGGTTCAACTCACCTGCCCTACCTAGGGGGCCAGCTCACTATTTTGGCTAACAAGTGGGCAAACTTCATTAGGGTTTCTAAAGAGAACGGCAACCTGGATGCTTGGTTGCGCCGCGCCGGGGAGGAAGCAACCTACCTGGGTGGGGCGCTCAAGCACACCTGGGGTATTTTCTCTGCTGTGGGTCAGGCCGCTGAGACCGCTGGGTACGGGGGCCTTGAGGCCTTCGCGCTAGGGGCGGAGCGTATCGACACCACCATGCACAGTGACCTGTGGCAAGGTGGTATGGCTGATATTTTCCGCGGCGCTAAAGACGGGGCGAAGTCCTCAGCCGATGGGTTCGGCATACTCATGGACTCCATTATCCGCACCAGCGGCTACTGGGAAGACTATGGGCGTACCACCGGCGATACTGTAGGCATCATCCTAGGGCACATGGGTAAGCTGCTGACTGGTTCTAGTGCCCTTGAAGGTACAGGCCAGTTCATGCACGACATCAACCAGGCCGCCCGAGAATCTGGGCCACTGTTTGTGAACATGGGCAATGCCTATGGGCAGGCCGCTAGCACTGCCGGGCAGCTGGCTCTTGCCGGGCAGAAAATAGCTGATGCCTTCTTCCGTGCTTGGGGAGACATGGGAACTCTCACTGACGGCATGAATGCCGCTATCCCAGTTCTTGCTGATTTTGCAGTTGAGGCCCTTGACATTGCCCATGTCTTCACCGGTATTCTCGCTGAGGGGTTAGGCCAGGGCCTAAAGTGGTTCGCTGAACTACCCGGGCCGGTGCAGGGTACCGCTCTAGCCATCGGCGCTACGGCCTTTGCTCTGGGTAAGCTCAGGTCTGCTGGCGGCGGGTCAGTGATTGCTGGGCTGGGTGCACAGTTCCCACTCCTAGGGTCAGCTGCCGGGCTGGCAAGTGGTAAGGTTCGGGCTTTTGGCGATGGCTGGAAACACATGTCTGGCCTAGTGCGTAACGGTGCGTCCTTTGAAACTGCAACCGGGCACCTGCACTTAATGAACAGAGAGTTCGGACCTATCGGGCGCAACGCAGGCCAGGCAGCCTTGGGCCTTGCCCAGATACGCGGGGCTATGAACGGCACCAACTATGATGGGGCAGCCGGGGCCGCCGGGCGTTTCTCCACTGCCTTGACGGGCGTCAAAAATGTGGGGGTCTCAGGGCTACGCGGGGCGCTGGGCGGGCTCACCAACTTCTTGGGCGGCCCCTGGGGCGTTGCGTTTGCTGTTGCAGGAGCTGCCGTTGGTATATGGGCTGCTGAGGTTGCTGAGGCTAAACAGCACACTCAAGCGCTGCAAGGTTCTCTCGATGAGGCAGGCAACGTCACAATGCAAACAGCAGAGCAGCTGACACGGGGCTTTGAGAACTACGGTACCGCTGTGGGCAACTGGTTTGATAAGGCCAATGAATGGACTATGAACCTTTTACCCGGAACCGAGCAGATATGGACCTTTGAGGGAGCTGTCAAGGCTACCGGCAAGACTATGGCTGACTTGGGTGCGGACGTTGCAGCTTCCGGCGGGAACTGGTCAGATTACCGTGGTGCTCTAGAAGAAGCGAACCGTATTATTGACGAGAACGGGGCACTCACCGAGGAACAGGCAATAAGTCTCTTTGGCTCCGCTGAGGCGGCTAAGATTACCGATGCCATGTTCCGCGATTTGCGTTCTGAATGGGACCGCCATAATGATGCACTCAAAGAGGCTAAGCGTAAGCATGAGGAATATGCTCGTTCTATGGGTACAACGACCCGTGAAGCAGCCGCTTTAAAGAAGCAGCAGGAGGTTCTTAATAACGAGTATTCTTCTACCGTGCAGAAGGCAGCTGCGGCTAAGGAAGTCCTTGACCTGATCAATGGTTCAACTCGCTCTTTCCTGGGGAGTCTGAATACTCATGAGCAGGCTCTCGGTAGTCTGGGGTCGGCCTTTAGCGCGGTTGCTGAGGCTGGTAAGGGTGGGGTTGGTGCTTTTCAGGAGTACGAGAATGCTCTGGGAAAGACATCGTGGCGTCTTGATACTACGGTTTCTGAACTAGCCCAACTTGATTCAGCCCTATCTCAGTCCTATGACACGGCTCTCAGCCATGCGCAGGCGGTTTACGATAACGCTAAGGCACATGATAAGAACACCACAGAAGCGGCGGCTGCGGCGAATGAGGTCATGGCGTTATGGCGTTCTAGTGCCTCAGAACAGCTACAGCAGATGGGTGCGGATGCACAACAGGCTGAGAGCTACCTGCGTGATATAGCTGGTGAGCCCTGGACTGTTGAGGTCACCTTTATGGGCCGCGCCGAAGACTACATGAAGGCCCAAGCCGCTGTAGAGAAACAAGGCCGAGTCTTTGACGGTAAGGCGTTCACCGCGTTCTTGAAGGCTAATCCTGATGTTGCTTCTTCTGCTATTGAGGGCATGGTGAAGGCTGGGTATAACTGGTCTTCATCAGTCTTTGAGGCGTCACTGTTGGCTGATGGTACGGACGCTCAAGCGGTACTCAATGAGGTGATTGAGCGGGGCCGTGACTTTACCGATGAAGAACGGGTAGCTGTTCTTGGCGGTGATAATTCTGCTTTCCTGGATGCGGTTGTTGCCGCGAAGGTCCAGGGGGCTGAGTTTGATAATGCCGCCTGGCGCGCCAAGGTCGGCCTTGACGCTGAGGAATGGTACAAAATCTCGGATAAGGTTCTTCGTGATGGTGAGGTGCTCGGGTCTAAGACTTGGGTAGCTCGCATGGATTTGGAGAACCCGGGGTTTGCTGAGAAGTTCTATGCTGCCGAGGCTAACCTCCAGGGACTAACAGGTCAGGACTGGGTAGCTCACGTCTCGTCTAATGTGGACGAGGTGCGGGAGTCTCAGAGCAAGCTACTGGAGTCTTTGACGGCCATGAACGGCACGGTATCAGAAGTTACTGTTGTGTCGAACGCCGCTACTGAGGCAGCGGTCCTTGCCGCCTATGACATGCTCCGCCAGGGCATGAACGGTGAAGAGATACGACAGGCTCTGCGATTGGATTCTGAAGAGTGGAACACCATTGTCAATGCGTTGCCCGGCAACTGGGAGGACAAAAAAACTCAGGTTGAGCAGAACCCTGTTATCTTTAACGCCAACTCTGATCCGGTTGCTGAGAAGATGGCTCAGGTCGGTTCGTCGCTGGCTCAGTTCTCGGTTGAGGCTCGCGGGACAGCAACCCTTGACGGGGACAATACCCCTTTCCAGGAGAAGAAAGCCGCGGCTGAAGCTGAGGGACAGAAACATAACGCTGCAACCTACACTGCCACGCTGGCAGGCAACGAGGCGCCGTTTATCGGGGCTAAGGGGTCTGCTGATGGTATCGGTGGGCTGTTTAACTCCTCGACCTTCACTGCTGTACTGGCTGGTAATAGTGGGCCCTTCTCGCTGGCCAAGGGGGCTATGGATATTCTCGGTGGGGTGTTTAACTCCTCGACCTTTACAGCCACCTTATCCGGTAATAATGGCCCGGCGGCCCGTGCAGTGGGACAAGCTCAACAGGGCGGTGAAGGCTGGAACCGCTCAACCTACACCGCTACGCTTAACGCCCGCGATAACGCCAGCGGAACCATTAGTTCTTTGGTGAATGCGGCTCGTGGGTTTAGTGGCACGTTCACAGCAACGTTTAGAGCGGTGGCCTCAAAGCTAGGGTTTGCTGATGGCGGCATGGTGAATGGGGCCGGGGTGCAGACCTTCGCCAGTGGTGGATTCAGCGAGAATCATCAGGCTATGATTGCCCGCCCTTCTTACCCCTTTAGAGTGTGGGCTGAGCCTGAGACTGGCGGGGAGGCTTATATCCCTTTGGCTGCTTCTAAGCGGGAGCGGTCTACTCGTATTCTCTCTGAGGTGGCTCACCGGTTTGGGTACACCATCAACCAGTACCGGGACGGCGGGGTCACGCCTGCTGGTGGGGGTGTTACTGGCATTGACAGCGAGGCCTTGGGGAGGGCCGTAGCTTTGGCTATAGAACCTGCTCTGTCCTCTATTGAGGCAATGAATGTCCCTGTCCAATTAGTTCTTAATTTGGACGGGCGCGCCGTGCATTCGGAGCTTCAAATGTTGAACCTGAAATACGGGGCTAAATTCTGAAAGGAGGCACCTCTATGCGTGATGCAATGCTTGTTCTAGAGAAAGCATATTTCTACGTTTCTAAGGGGCCAGCTGCGGAGCCTTTTGATATGAGTAGGCCAGCCCCGGACAGCTGGGCTAACCTAGGGCATACGGGAAGAGAAGCGCCGTTTGAGCTGATGCGGGTGTCGCCCTCTGATGCTGAACTTGCGCAATATGAGCTGTACCCGTCAGTGTGCAGTGAACCTAAGTACTGGAAATTTACTATTCCTTTGCTTGACTTTAATCGTGCCTCTTGGGAGTTGGCTTTTCCTGGGGGACGTTACGATAGCCAACTGGGTGGATACGCGGTACACGATGGCGCTCCTAGCTCTCGGTCGGTTCAGGTCGTAGTGCATGATAAGGGGAACTTATCGGGTATCTATTTTAGGCGTGCTGGCTTACTGACAGAGTCAGGGATCAACCTTGCGGTGGGGGAGCCTACCCAGATTATGTTGTCGGGGCTCGTGTTACCGCCTGATGAATCACGGTACGGCAAGTTCTTATTTTTAGAGGGGGCAGAGGGAACATGAGCATTGGGTTGAATGATTGTGTGGGCTGGCTGGTGACTGAGGACCACCATTGGGTGCCGGTTGCTGATCGCGGCTCGGTGAGTGTCTCTGGCGGTGGGCCTCTTATCGCGCCGTTTGTGTCTGCGCTTGGGCTGCGGTCTGCTTTCTTCCGTGGTGTGACTCCGCGTTCTTGGCAGGTTGATGTTCAGGCTCCGTGGGAGTGGGCTAACCGGGTCACAGCCCTGGCCCGCTCTGGTGGGCGCCGCCTGTATTGGCTGTCGCTCATGGGCAGGCATGTGAACATGCTCCCCTCTGAGACAGTTACCGGCAATGTCCTACCCCTGGGCAGTAGAGCCGTGGACGGCCTACCCGTGCAGGCCTACGGGCTATCACGGGCTGGCGGGTATATCGCCTCTACCTCTGCCCCCGTGCGCGAAGGTATGACCCTGGTAGGTTCTGCCTACCAGGGCGGGGGTATCCTGTCCATCGAGTACCGCGACGCTGCCGGGGTCCTCATGCGCCACTACACTGCTAGAGCTACTGCCACTACCGCGCCTGGGTGGGTACAGGTTGAGTCTACCGCCCCGGCCGGAGCTGTGGAAGCTAAAATTGTGGCCGCTGGTGCGCTCACTGTTTTCGCGGCCCCTGCCCTACGCACGGGCCATGACGCGACCAAGCTGGGGGCGGCCCCCGTGGGGCATTGCGCCTGGGTCACCATCGACGACATCCAATACTCGCACGGCAGCTTGGCGTATCCGCATTCCCCGGTTTCTTACTCTTTGACGCTCACGGAGGTGAACTAACATGGTGGCCGTGTCTATCCGTGAAACCCTGGAATATAAGGGGACCGTGTACCGTATCAAGAATCTCACCTGGGGGCAGGCCGCTAGCTCTTCCCTGCCGGAGAGTATCGGTATCACTGCCGGGAATGGGGCCTGGCACGCTAAATGCGATATCGTCCCCCCGAAAGAAACGGTTGAGGGTGGCCCCTCGCCGTTCACCCAGACCTACCCCCTGGCAGGGGATACTGTGGTGATTAAGGTCTGGCAGGGGCAGAAGCTGGTGGCCACCTTCCGGCCCACGGTCAGCACCGCTCGTCACAGTATCGATAGTGCCAGCCTTGAAATGACTATCCCCCTAGATTCTTTCTCTCGTAAGGTCCGCCTGCCCCCGGTTATGCGCGTCATGCCGAAAAATACTTTTGATATTGCCTGGTCTTCGGACGCGGACGGCTACCGTCACTGCTACCCCACGCCTCTGTGGGCTGTGGCTGAGGCTTTCAGGGCGGCTGGGTATCACCTGACTCCGCCGCCGCCTGCTGGTTTGTGGGCTGAGGCCACCATGCAGGGGGCTTTCTTCTCCAACGAGTGGAAGAAGAACGGCTACTTGATTCGCTCCCAAGCCCACAAAAACCCTGCCGGTGGCGCCTTCTCCCCACGCCTGCGCCATGAAGAAGGCATGCTCTGGATGGACGCAGGCAAAGTCGCCGTCCACAACAACACCGGTCGGCCTATCCCTGCTGGTCGTATCCGCCTTTCTGCCATGATTGGCCTATCCCACGCAGGGGAAGCCCAGGTGTATGCGGTAGCTTCCGATAACTGGTTGGTTGGCTTCCATATCACCGCCGCCCGGCAGCTTCAGGTAGTGCGCGGATACGTTGGGGGCACCACGGAGGTGGTACATACCATCGACGCCAGTACTTGGGCTAGTGAGCGTGTCATCTCCCTGCGTACGGTCGGTGAGATGACCGAGGTCGCTGTGGGGGATTACAGGGCTTCTTTTGCCACGAGCTTCAAGGCCCCTTTCCAGTACCTCAGTGTCACAGCTGACCCTCTGGCTAGGGTAGCTGGCGTGCAGGTCTCTGACCCCAATACCGGGGTAGCGCACCCTGCCCTGGCACATCGGCAGACTGCGCAGATTCAGCCCGGTAGGTGGGCTACGGGGCTGGCCGCTTCACCCTCTATCCGCGACCAGTCGGCGGGCTCCGTGCTCGATGAAATCGCCGCGGCCACCTGCGCCGCCTGGTGGGTGGACGGTGAGGGTATCGCGCATTTTGAATCTGCTGAGTATCTGCTGGGTAAGCCTGTGGCCCATGAGCTGACCGCCGCCGAGCATATCGCCGATTACCAAATCGTGAGTGAGCTTGCCCTTCGCCGCTCGGCAGTGGAGGTCACCTACTCGGAAGTAGCTTCGACCTATACCACCGGGTACAACGTCGAGCTGTGGAGCAAGGGTGGGACGGCTAAGGCCGGGGATAATACGGAGGGATTTATCGAATATGACGAGGCCACTGACTGGGTAGACCCCGACGCCACCTTCTCGAACCTCAACGCCAACCCGAGCGGGTTCAACTCCATGAATGGGTCCTGGTTCGGCTGCGCTAAGCCCGGGCCCACCCAAGATAGCCCGACCCGCTGGGTGGGCGGGTATGCCATGACCGTGCGTGAGGTGGTGCCTTGGAAGTGGGTTATCACCGAAAAGTTTAGTGAGGACGCCAACCGGGAAGTGTTCGAGCACCCCCAGATTTCGCGCATGCTACACGGGGCGCAGACCCCGATTATGCGCGGGCGTGGGAAGGTGGAGCGCACCGAGGCCACCGTTGCGGTGGCCGCTGATTCTTCCCCCTTTGCGGGTGTGCTGGCGATTGACGCTACCCGCTGGGTGACCGACGCGAAGGTCGCTACGGAGATGGCGCAGTATCTGGCGGGGAAGGTCACGGCCCCACCCCCGTGCATGCGCCAGGTGACCGTCCGCTATGACCCGACCATTACCATGCACGCCATGATTAGGCTATTCGGCGTACAGCGGGACGGGTCAGGCAATCTCTTCGGCGCTATTATCCGCGGCTCGGTCGAGGGCGTAACCCATGACCCAGATAGCGGCACCACCACCCTGGATATCCGCACCGTGGCCGAAGAATTCCGCTCCCGGAACTGGGCGCAGGTGGAGGCTGCTGTGAGAGCCCAGGGCATGACCTGGGCGCAGCTGGAGGCCACCCGCACTGCCGATAAGACAACCTGGGCTACCGCTGAGGCGGCCCCTGATATTTACCACGGAGGATAAGATGGGTACGACCCCCACTTACGGCATCTACTATGATGACCCTTCTATGCTGGCTTTGGGCCGTACCCAAGACCAAAAGCAGGCGGTGACGATTGAGGCTGCACTCTCGACCGTGGCCGCCACGGCTGAGGCTTCGACTTCCGAGAAAATCCAGCAAGCTAGCGAGCAGATGCAGACCCAGATGGACGCCCTGACCGGTGAGGTCGGGGAGTCTATCGAGGCGGTGAAAGAAAATTCGCTGGTGCCCATTGAGGCCAAAACCGGCGGCTCCTATGAGGTGGGCACGAATTTTCGTGGCCGCCTTTTGCTTTCTGGCGCTGAGTCTTTGGCAGCGCTAGGCGTGCCCTCTGATGGGGATTCCCGCCTGCTTATGAGTATCGAGGCCCCTTCTTCTGGCACCTATGAGGTGGGCACCAACTACAAGGGCCGCCCGGTAGGTGGCGGCGTCAGCTCGGAGTATGTCGAGAGCCAAGTGGATGCGCTGCCTGATGTAGCCCAGCGTGACCTTTTGCGCGACCGTGCCCGCCGCACTGTGGCAGCGCCCCGGCGTACCACCGCTAAGGCCGTGGTAGCCATCGTGGCAGATGACTACCCGGCGGCCACCTTGGATATTTTCGCGCCCATGATGAAGGCCCGCGCTCTGCCCTGGAGTTGGGCACTGAACGGAAACACTTTTGACGCAGGCTACTCCTACGCGGGGTTTAGCGTGGGTAAGAGCTGGGCCGATGTGAAAGCTATGGCCGCTGCTGATGGGGTGGAAATCTGCAATCACGGGGCCACACATGCCGACGTGACCAGTGTGGCGCAGATGAAAGCTGAAATTATTGGCTCCCGCGACCGCCTGCGAGCTGAGACCGGGCAAGACGTGCTGGGCTTCATCCCGCCCGGGTGCGACTTCCCCGAGGGCGTCCAGTACAAAACCGCCCCCCTGATTGGCACTAAGGGCGAGCTCGCCCTAGTAGGCACCGCCTATGACCGGTGGGTCAATTACGGGCACGCCTGGGCCACGGGCACCATGAACAACCCGGTCTTGAACGACTTCGTGCACCCCCTGGACGGGGCGCCGCGCATGAATGCAGGCCGTCAATGGCTAGATTTTCCGCAGGATGCTGGGGTGAAGCCCGCCGGTATCGGCGAAAAACTCATTGATAAAGCCGTCGCTAACGGGGGCGGGGTCATCCTGGGCTTGCACGCCTGCTACATCGAGGGCGGCGGCGCTGCCCAGCGTATGACACGCGCCGGCATCGAGGGCTTCCTTGACCGCCTCAAGACCCGCCGCGATTCAGGCGAAATAGAAGTGGTCACCATGACCCGTTGGCATTTTACAGAGATAGGAAAATAATTATGAGCATGGTCCCTGCTAAGGGTATTAGTACAGGTGCCCCGGTTCTTGACGCTTCGGCTCTCTGGACACCCCCGGTTATCGGGCCCCATGATGGGGCTAGCCTCTGGCTTGCCCACACCCTACGCGGTGGAGCTACCACTGATGTGAAAACCCTGCCGGATATGATTGGTGGCCGCAACCTGGCCACCGCAGGCGCCGGGAACAGCTTCACCGATGGGGCTGCCCCTGTGGTGTCTATCCCCCAGGGTAGTGCCGCCATGACGGCTAGCGGTCCGACCCCGCCCGGGGCCTGCACCGTCCTCATCGTCGCCTCCCTGGTAGCCAACAAATCCGCGCAGGTGCGCGTGCCGGGGTGGACTATCGGCGGTGGTGGCACCTTCCGCCTGACCGTCGCCGGTGCGACCACGGCCACTTTTTCGGTGAGCCCACCTGCTGAGCTTGCGGTCTACGCGCTGCGCCTTCAGGCAGGCAGTGTGGAAGCCTGGGTCAATGGCACTAGCGCAGGTGCGCCCCTTTCGCTTCAGCCTGGTAGCGGCGTGTTCTACGGCCTAGGCACGAATGTGTATTCATCAACGGTGCGCGAAGATTACGGCCTACTGAAAGTATGGCAGCGCGCCCTGTCTGATATTGAGGTTTCGGCGGCGGTGGCTGATGCTAAGCGTCTTTTCAAGATTGCGTAAAGGGGTGAAGTATGGCTGTTTTTGAGCAGGTGTCGGGGCGTTTTCTTGCCCCGGACGGTGCCCCTCTTTCTGGGTCGGTGGTTTTTACCCCGGCCTTTTCTTTTGCCCGCAATGATGAGGCGGTGACGCTGCCTGCGCCGGTCACAGTACAGCTGGACGCTGAGGGGCGTCTCAGCGCGTCCTTGCAGGTGCCCGACAAGTCTACCCAGCCGACCACCTGGACATGGAAGGCTTGCCCCCGGTTGCGTCACGCTGGTGGGTCTGTGGGGCTGGAGCCTTTTAGCTTCGAGCTGGTGGCCGGGCACCCGGTAAATCTGGCTGAGGTGCTCCCGGTGCCTGACCCCATGACCGGGGAGTATATGACCCGGGGCGAGGCAGGCGCTGACGGTGTCGGCCTGGCCGCCATCACCACCGAGGACGGCGAGCTGGTTTTCACCCTCACCGATGGCTCCGAGACCCGGCTCCCTGTGCCCCAGGGCGTGCCGGGGGAGCCGGGGCCTATGGGTCCTGTCGGCCCTCAAGGCCCAGCAGGCCCACCCGGCCCCAAGGGGGACACCGGCAAAGACGCGGTCATTCAAGATACCGGCTGGCGCAATATCAATGCCGAGCTCAAACCGCCCACCCAATTCCCACCCGAAGCTATCTTCACCATAAAACGCCGTGATGACCTGGTATTTTTCCAGGTAGCTATCCCTGAATCTGCATCAGCTGGCATTCAAGCTGCCTCATGGGGGATATTCGGGGGAAATATGCCAATAGGGTTCCGTCCTACCTGGGGAGGAGCTGTCACAATCCAAGGTCGTGATGCTACTAATGGGCATATCGGTATCAGCCCAAGCGGGAGAGTCCTGTGGACTGGGCAGGGCATTGATAAGGCTTATTTTGCTCACGCTTGTGGGGTGTGGCCGACATCTGACCCCTGGCCGGAGACCCTGCCTGGCACCGCGGCATAAGAAGGAGAAACTGACATGATTACTTTTAACCGCCTCTGGCACATGCTCTCTGAACCCCGCGTCGTCACCGCCTTCTTCCTAACCATCTACACTGTATTCCTTATCCAGGGTGTACAGGGGCTGCTGGTGCCCCCTCACCCACACGACGAGCAGGTCCAGACCTGGACGCGCCTGCTGGTCAATGGGTCTTTGGTTGCTGGTGGCCTAGTGGGGGTGGCTTCGACTCCGCGGGGGCTGTGGCAGTTCGAGAGAGCCGCCATCCTCTTTGTGATGGCGGCTTCTGCGGTGCAGCTCTTCTGGACTGTCTTTGATCCCGACCCTGGCGTGCGCTGGGTGAGCCTGTGGCGCTCTGTCACTATCCTGCTCTTTCTTGGTGCGCGCTATTACACGATTCGGTGGGCACGCGCCGACCCTGGCAAGTAAGAAGGTGAGGGATGTGCCCAATGATTTTTTGCCCTTCCTCTTAGCCTTCTTCGGTGCCGGTGGCGCAGGAACCATGCTGGTGAAAAGCTTTCTCGATTGGCGCTCTGGCAAGGTCGCTGCTGAGAAGGAAGAAAACCGCGCAGCCCTGCGCGTAGCCCGTCAGGCTGAGTACCGGGCTGAGTGCGAGGCTCACAACCGGCGTGCGATGGTCGAGTACGCCGCTGAGCTGCGCCGTATCATGCGGGAGAACGGTATTGACCCGCCCCCGCACCCGGTGCTCCAGACCTGCTTTGAACCGCCGAAGCCCCAGGCCCCCTAACCGGGGTCTTTTCTTTACCCAAAAACAGTGCCCCCGCACCCGCCGTGGTTCGGGGGCGCGCTCATTTAATGAAAGGAAAGGCCAATGCCTTTTATCATCGATCTAGCCGATAAGCTCCGTGCCTATACCGCGCCGGACGGCTCCAAACTCACTGTGGTCGAGACTGCCGGGTGGAAGACCCGTGGCTACGCTGGGCAGGGCATGGAGGGCGTCGAAGGCGTCCTCTGGCACCATACCGCCACTGCCGAGGCGGCCTATGCTCGCTCGAACGCGCCGACCCTGAATATCCTTATCAACGGTCATTCTTTCCTGCCTGGCCCGCTTTCTCAGCTGGCCCTGGGCCGTGACGGAACCGTGTACGTCGTAGCTGCTGGCCTGTGTAATCACGCTGGTACCGGCAGTGCCTCCGGGGCCTACCGCAATGTGGGAAATTCGTATTTCATCGGCATCGAGATGGAATCATCCGGCGTGCGTGATGATTGGACTGAGGCTCAGCGTCGCGTCATGCCCCACCTGGGCGCCGCCCTAGAACGTGGCTACGGGAAGGGTAAGGACTTCATCCAGATTGGCCATAAGGAATACTCCGACCAGGGCAAGATTGACCCGACCTATATCGACATGGATGCCCTGCGACTGGCTATCAATGATTTGCTCTATGGTGGGACCACGCATGTAGCTCCCGCAGCGCAGAACGCTGCGCCTGCGCCAGACCAGCGTACCGCCGTGGGTAACAATCTCAATGCCCCGCACTGGACTGTGCGGGCTGGGGACACTCTGGCTAAGATTGCCCGCTACTACTTCGGCAACGCATCTGCAGCCGATATCAAGAAGCTGACCGACTACAACAGCATCAAGGACGCCAACCGCCTGGCCGTGGGCCAGCGCGTCTTTATCCCCGGCCCACTGGTCTGGACTGTGGAGGCTGGCGACTCTTGGGAGAAGATTGCCACCTACTACGGCTACAGTGTGCAGGCGGTCAAGGACCGCAACCCGGGCAAGTCTCTCACCCCGGGAACCGCGCTGGAGATTTGGGGAGAAGGTGAACGCTAA